TGTTGGATCTGTAATCTTAACACCGTTTTCATATACAATCGGATCGCCGAAAGCTGGATAGTTTATTATAGTTCCATTCCTATACTTGACTCCGAGTTTAGCTGTTTCTTGATAGCTGCCGCCGCCAAACTCCATAAATCTTCTGTATTGCTCGGTTCCTTCTGGAATACCAGCTAGTCTAGCTCTTTCTTCCAGCGCTCTAAGAGTTGCTGGCTTGTCAGGCTCTTCAGGAATAAAACCAGAAACAGTCTGCGCTGTTGGAGTTCCTCCAAGACTTTGAGTAACCATTTGACCTTGACTTGTAATCATCTTCGGATCAATTGTTTGCTTAGGTAATGAGCTAAGGAAAGTGTTTAGCTCTCCCATGACTATATCTGGCCTACCGCTTATAAGAGCATCTCTAAGCATCTTTGTGTCTGAGGTATCTTCTCCCAGCCTTTCAAGAACATTCATGCGATCAACAAGAACATCTATCGCCTTTGGCATATCTTCATTTTGAATAGCCTTCTGAATGTTTTGCGCGTCTTGAATAGTGCCTTGCAGTAATTGCTGCTGCCTACGCTGCCTATCAGTAACCATTGGCTTCCCAGTAGCTTGCTCTCTAAACCTAGAGCGAAACTCTTGAAACCTTTCACCCATAGTTGGTTTTGGCATTTCAGGAATAGTATATGCGGGCTGCATTCTTGATCGAACCATATCGTCTTGAGCAACAATTGATTGATCTTGAGGAATACCATTTAACATATTTTGAAATTCTTCATCGGTCATTTTTCTACACCTTAATCCTGTTAAAGGTTGCCAAGAATAGCTCCTGCAATATTTCCGTTTTGACCTTGCGCTCTATTCAATATTCCAGAAACTTGAGTAGTTTGACCTGTACCTTGTGGCGTGTAATTGTTGCCTGTGGCTATTCCTGCCAACTGACCAGCCGTGTTTCCGATCATGTTACCCATATTAGCGCCTGCGCCTATCTGCTGACCTGCAAGGATTCCAGCTTGATTGCCGTACATATCAGACATTCCAGCGCCTTGCTGGTTCGCAAGATTTGAAAGAGCAGCTATCTGTGCTTGTATATTGTTAGCAATGTTCTGACCAGCCATCATTCGGTTATTAGCTAAATTCTGACCTGTGCCATACATCATGCTCGCTATGTTTCCAGCACCGCCTTGGCTTATCGCGCCTAGTTCACTTCCAGCTCTTGAAGCAAGGTTAGCTTGAGCAATAGACCTGCCGCTAAGTATATCAGCAACACTTCTTCCTGCGCCCAACATTGCGTTAAGACCTTGACCTCCAGCGCCGTAAGCCATCTGACCCATTTCGCTGCCCATACCTTGTAACGCCTGAAGTCCTTGACCTCCTGCGCCATAGGCCATTTGGCCTGTAATTTGACCCATGTTTTGAAGAGCTTGCAAACCCTGACCACCAGCGCCATAAGCCATTTGACCCATTTCACTTCCAGCACCAGTTATAGCCTGAAGACCTTGCTGGCCTGCGGTCATTCCCATCTGCCCAGAGGTTAAACCAGCTTGCTGAAGAGCTTGTAAACCTTGTCCACCTGCTCCATAAGCCATCTGTCCAGAAGCCATTGCTGCGTTTTGAAGAGCTTGTTGAGACTGTCCGCCAGCACCATAGGCCATCTGTCCAGAAGCCATCGCTGCGTCTTGCAGAGCTTGTTGAGACTGTCCACCAGCATTAAAGGCAAATTGAGCCGCTTGTTGAGCTGCTGCCTGTTGTGCCGCTGCTCGTTGAGCTGCTGCCTGAGAAGCTAATTGAGCTGATTGTTCTGCCGCTCTTTGCTGCGCTTGCAACTCTTGTCCGGCTCCGCTATAAGCAAATTGAGCCGCTTGTTCTGCTGCTCTTTGTTGAGCTTGTAATGCTTGCGTAGCTTCAGTAGTGCCTATCTGACCAAGTTGCTGACCTTGAGATAGCATGGCTTGTAGACCTTGTTGACCAGCCATTGAAGCTAACTCAGCCTGCTGTTGCGCTCTCTGGGTTTGAGTTTGAAGACCAGCTTGACCCTGTGTCACACCTAAGCCAGCAAGTTGCTGACCTATATCTGTAGCTACGCCAGCCATTTGGCCTCGCTGGGCAGCAATTTGTTGAGCCGCTTGTCTTTGAATGTCTGCTTGACTTGTCCCAGCTTGTGCCGCTAATTGCGCCGCACTTCCAGAAGCTCCAAGACCTTGACCAGTTAATTGTTGCAAATTACCTATCTGATTTTGTAAATCTTGAGCAGCAAGGCCAGTGTTAAACCTAGCAAGCTCTTTCATTACATTACCGCCGCCTAAACCACCTCTAGCAGCCGCTGTTCTTAAAGCAGCTCTTTCGCCTTCTTCACGCAAGAACTGTTGTGCTGGACTTGCTTGGAATGCTTGATTAAACGCTTCCTGACCTAATGCTCCAGATAAAGCAGCTTGCTGTTGTAAAGCCTGACTTCCTACCTGACGATAAGGATCAAACATCTGACCAGCTTGACCAAATCCTTGAGCTACTTGCTGAGATGCTAATTCACGAGCTTGTTGAGTCTCTCCAATACCAGATTGAAGCTGACCCATCGCAGTGCCTTGGCCTGTCGTAAGGTCTTGTCTAGCCGCTCCAAGACCTGCTGTAAGGTCTCTCATTCCAAGCTCAGCGCCTGTAGCTAAATCCGTTCTAGCGCCAGCAACTCCTCCTGCAAGAGCTTGTAATCCTTGTTGAGTGCCAGCTCTTATGTCTTGTCGAGCTGTGCCAAGACCTTGGCTTAGAGCAGCAAGTCCAGCTTCTCGTCCAGAAGCAATATCGCCACGAGCAGTGTCTACACCACGAGATAAGGCATCAATACCAGCTTGAGTGCCTGATTGTATGTCTCCTCTTCCAGTGGCTAATCCTTGTTCCAATGACTGAAGGCCAGCTTGAGCGCCAGAGGCGATGTCGCCACGAGCTGTTCCAAGACCCTGACCTAGAGCGGCCAAGCCTGCTTGAGTTCCAGTGGCTATGTCTCCTCTACCAACTCCCAAGCCTTGCCCTAGAGCAGCTAATCCAGCTTGAGTTCCGGTAGCTATATCGCCTCTGCCAACTCCCAAAGCCTGACCAAGAGCAGCTAATCCAGCTTGAGTGCCTGACGCAACATCCTGCCTGCCTGAAGCTAAACCTTGGCCTAAAACACCAAGACCTTGATTAACAGATTGAGATATATCTTGGCGTCCAGTTCCTAAAGCCTGATTTAGCGCTTGCAAACCTTGTTGAGTGCCTTGCTCTACATTCTGTTGACCGCCTAGTAAACCAGCAGTCAAAGCCTGTAAGCCTTGCTGAGTGCCTTGTTGGATATTTTGCTGACCGCCAGAAAGTCCAGCGGTCAAAGCATTTAAGCCTTGATCAACGCTTCCACCTATTGCTCCAGCAGCTTGCTCAGCGCCTACAGCTAAGTCTTGCCTTGCTAAGTCAGTGCCACCTATTACATCTTGGCGAGCTTGCTGAGCGCCAGCTTCTACCGCTCCAGCCGCTGCCGTAAGGCCGCCTCCCAATGCTCTTTCAGCGCCAGATAGTCCTGTCATACCACCAGAGCCAGCTCTTCCTGCGGCTGCGGTAGTCGAGGCTACTTGATTGGTATTTGCTCCTGCGTCTCCAGCTCCTGTACCTGTGGCTGTAGTGCCACCACCCTTAGCCGCAGTATAAGCGTTTTGAACTTCAGACAGAGGAATGCCTGTAGCACGAGACATATCGTCAGGAGATACGCCAAAATTATCCATGTTAGTCGCTATTTGTTCTAACGACTGTCCTGACTCTGTGGCATAGCGTCTTAAAAGATTGTCAGGAATACCATTTGGAAAGTCTCTTCTGGCTTGTTCTATTCCGCCAGCTACGATGTCCTCTATCTGCGACAACTCTTGAGCGCGTGTATAGCGAGAAGTAGCCTCATCAACAGGGACTCCAAGCTGACCAGCCATTGCCTCTACAGAAACGTCGTTTTTTACCATTTCTCGGTAAATGTCTTGATCAGACCTATTTCCTTGAGCAATATAATCAGCAACTCTCTGAAGTCCTGTTTGCTGCGTAGATCCTTGTCCTGCACTGCCTGCTTGTCCTGCACCTTGGCCTTGCTGTAAAGATTGTAAAGTTTGCTGTTGTACAGCTTGCGCTCTTTGGTTTATACCGCTACCAATAGACTCGTATCGTTGTTGCAAAGCAGCTCTTTGAGGATCGTTAGGAGAAAGAGATTGTATTTGCTGTCCTAAAGCCTGAAGCTCCGCCATAGCTGGATCGTTTTGCTGGGCTGCGAAAGCTGCTTGTTGTGCTTGCTCACCAAAACCAGTGCCACCCAAAGAAGAAGGCAACTGATCTTGAATACCAAGACCTTGAGCGGCTTGAGATATATCACTAACAGAGACTCCTAACCTTTTTGATAATTGGTCAGCGTCTAAGTTGTTAGCAGCAGCAAATTGGAACGCCGCTCTTTGCAGTGACTCAGGAATCGGTTGATTAGCCTGTCTTAGACGATTTATCTGGCCTATAGGATCTCTCGGATCACCACCTACTTGACCAACGCCACCGCCAAATCTTCCATCTCCCATAACAGGCATTCCGCTATTAACGCCTTGATTGCGCCCAAATTGCGGAATTCCAGATAATAATGAGTTAGCTAGTATTTGATCGTCAGATTGTCTAATCATTAGTATCGCCCCATTGCCATAAACTCAGCTAAGGCTGCTTCATCAATGCCCATACCGCCAAGTGCGTTTGCTGTTTGATTTTGAGGCTGACCGCCCATTTGCATCATCTGTGCTTGCTGATTGCGATACTCAGGAGTTAGGTGCTGCATAACCGGATCAAGCGTTGTTGCCTCAGCTAGATACGCAGGATTTGCCACCGCATCAGGCAACTGCTGCTGAGTAAAAGACATATCATAGCTGCCTTGGTATGGCTGCAAAGCAGAGTAATCTATATTGCCGCCACGAATAGCTTGTTCAAACATTGGCATACCAGACAGAAGCGCTTGCTGTGCGGCTACGTTTCCGCCTACAAAAGCCTGCGCCTGTTGCGGCATCGCCTGACCATAAATGTCTAAGCCAGCTTGCTGACCAGCAGTTACAGCTCCATACTGGCTCGGCATAGACTTTCTAATGTCAGCACGGCCTAAAGCCTCTTGGCGAGCAAGAAAGTCTCTAAGGAGTTGATTAGACTTCTCCTGACGTTCGATCCCTTCATCAGACTCGCCGCCAAATAGTGATTTTACTAACTTACTCATATCTAGCCTCTAGTTCTTCTCTAGTAATACCTAGCAACCATTGGTCATGTATTTTGCCGTTCTTCTTAAAAGACTGCCTTATAGTTCCTTCTAGCTTCATGCCGCACTGCACTGCAAACATTTTTGCATTCGGAAAGCAGGTAGCAATCTCTGCGTTTATCTTCTCATACTTGGTATTCTTTGTTATCCAAGTAAAAAATTCTTTAGCGCCTTTGTACGCCTTCTTTCCTCTGAACTCTTTTAAGATCATTGGATGAATCTCTATGGTGATGCCGTTGCGCATCTCAGCCATCCAAAGTCCGCAAATTTCATCATCCTCTGTATGAACGAACCAGCCTGAGTGCATATCTGGATACCACTCATCTCGTGAAAAATTATCCTCGCTAATCTCATCAAACACATCAGATCCGGTAACAAATGACCTTATAAAATCAGCATCTACCGTTCTGGTAATCAAACAAGAACCCAGCCTTTCTTTTTGTCACCTGTAATGCTTGGAAGCATTTTCCTATACTGTATCGCCCCAGCTCCGCCAGTTCTATCCAAATAAAGACTAAATTGTACAGCTTCAACAACGCCTTCAGGACTTCCTGTACCTACTATTGGAATACTCAAAGAAGCCTCTTGAGTAAACTGACGGAAAGCCTGACTCATTGTGCCATTATTTTCTACAATAGGTTGTCCGACATTTAACTTATAACTCATTGTCCGCTCTCTATTTCAGCAGTCAATTGTATAAGGACAGGTTTAACTGGATCGCTCATAGTAAACCTAAAAAGCTCAAACCTTGACGCTCTTCCATTTCTGCGCCATATAGCGCGATGGTTATGCTCGCCTATCTTGCCCATGCTTCTGTATCTAGTATCACTCCAAGTCTTTGCGTCTTTGCTGCGAGAAAGACCAATCTGAGGATCAACAGCCGCAGAATTACCAACTCCGCTTTCTACTGTCATTTCAATCTCTGGAACAACAAAAGAATCCATATTGCTTTGAAATGGTTGAGTGACTATTGAGCGCTGTATAGTTGTTCCGTATTCTGTATAGACCTCAGAGTCCAAACGACCTACGCGCCCATCAATTAAATCACCTGCCCAGATTTTGTTGTACGCTCGAACCATTGCAGTAACTCTATAGCCACCTAAAACGCCACCAACAACTGATTTACGCTCGTGCCATCTTTTTGTAATGATGTCATACACCAAAGTGCTAGATGGAAGCGCAAAGCCTACAAAATAAGCGCCTTTTTCAGCGTATCCCCATGAATAAATGGAGGCTACTTGATCTTGCGTAAGCTGACTAAGCTCTTTATCTATAGCTGTAGTCGAAATTTTTGCTACGTCATTTCCTTGCAATGTCCATATTGCTGGAGATTCATTTTGTCCAGCTCCAATAAAGACAAAAGTATCTTGAAGCGTTTGGATACTAAAAGGACTAACAATACCTTTTTGAAGAAACAGACCTGTCCTTTGAAACGGAAAGTCTGCGCCGCCAATGTTTTGAAATGCTTCTATCGTCTGCGAACCTCCTATAAATAACTGGTTCTTAAAAACAACAGGAGCAACAATGTCATCAGGATCAGATTCGGCAGTGCCAAAATCTAAAGCGTTATAACTATAGCCATCATTTAAAGAGCTAACTATAAACTTTTTAGTGTCAGTGGTTAGACAAAAATATCCATCAATAAATACCACCAACTGCGGATTGCCGTTTGCAGTAAAATCTGGATCTGTTATTTGTCCAAAAGTGTCCGTAACGTGGTTATATATGTATCCATTACCATCAGGGACTAAAACCATTAGTTGAGTGCCGTTGTCTGCCATTGACACTCTTTCAGTTCCAGCTATCTCTCCGTGAAACGTGAGAGTTAAATCTGAAGCCATGCTAAACAAACGATTTTCCATTACAAAATATGGAACACCATTCATTTCATGTGCGCCTCTGTTTCCAGTAAGCGTGTCAGCATTTGCTACTTCTTCAAGTCCAGCCGTTCCGTACAAAGTCTCCTGATTTAACGCTGGAGCCTGCACTATGTTTGGATAGAAGTTCACACACTCTTGAGCAGAGATAGGCAAACTATCGCTTTCGTAAAATCCATTCGCTATTGGCAGAATGATTTTTGGCATTAAAGTACACCTAGCACTGCGCGAGACACGATTAAATTATCTGTCGTCGAGTCATTAGCAACGTAAATTTCAATATAATCATTAACAGATAATTCTATGTTAGCAAACGTAGCCATTGAACGAGATAGGCCAGCGCTAATTGTGTTTGTCATACGAGTTGTTGCTATGACAGAACCGTTAAGAGCAATGTATATAGAGCATTGGTGATTTGTGCCACTAGCAGCCGTCATAGATACAATTGCATTGATAACGTGGCGCGTTATGCCTGACTCTGTTTCTGTAATCTTGCCAGTGGTGTCAGCAGCAAACCCAGAAACATCGCCAACAACAAAAGTGCCAGCTACTTTTACAGGCGTTCCTGCCACAGCAATAACGGATTCGTCAGAGTTACCCTGCATGGTTACAGTGGCGTAACTAGCCAACTCAGCGGAAGATATTTCTATCTGCGTACCAGTGGTTGTGACATTGATGCCATTACCACCAGAAATACTAACAAAGGTAGGACTAGCCGCAGTGGTGTTCTGCATGATTGGCTGACCTGCACTGTCTACAGTAAAGTTATGACCAACCTCTACGTTATTTTGTGCATCAACCGCAGTGATTATTCCTGATCCGTTAGCGATATTCCGAATCTTATTAACTGTGCCATCAATCTCTAAAACAGGAGTTGCAACGCCAGATCCAGTAGTAACGATAGATCCAGTTACGCCAAGCCCAGCTACAAAATTAGAGTAGGAGATTCGATAGTTAGTGTTATTAACAAAGTAGTCCATGAAGGAATTTGCAAGCACTGTATCCTGTGCTACAAAGTCCGACTTCTTGCGTCCATCCGCTCTTTTAACCATTGGTATTTACCTCCAAGGCTATAGCGCCAGTGGTTTCTGCAAGTATTGATGCTTCTTCATCTGGATAGAAATGACCATTCATGCCAAAGTCGTTATCTTCGTTACCAGAGCCTATAGGAAGCGTACAAGGATATTTAGATTTGCCCATGCTTTGACCAAGCATCCGCATTGTGTTGAAACCATCACGAGCTGCTTTTGCTAAGCCTGCTGAGACAACTCCGTTGTAATCTGGTGCGACTTCAATCGCCATGTTAGCGATAAGTCCGCGCAGTGCGCCTGTTGGAATGGTGACATTATCACCAAGGTCAGACACAACTGTATAACCAAGCTGAATGCCTTGAGCATCAAGCTCAGCCATGTAGTTATTCATGGAAAAAATGAAATCCTGATATTCGTCAGGCTCAAGTGGAGCCTCGGACGCTTGTACCAAGATCCTTTGCAATGCTGATTTTGCGATTTGCGCTACAGTAGCCATTATTCGTATGTAGCTCCTTTAGCAGTTTTAGCAGAGTTCCTAAAGGCTTGTGCTGTTGGAGCGCCTTTAGATCCTACTTTACGCATACGTTCTGGTGTTTTGCCAGCGGCCTTCTGAGCCTTGATGCGTTTGCGTTTTTTGTGGATGTTAGCGTATAGACCGTCACTCATATTTAGCCTTCATTGACTTAGCGCCTTTGCACTTCCAGCGCTTGCGACTTAGATTATTAGGAGTGTTTGGATCGTTTTGCTTTTCCTTGGATAGTCTTTTCTTAATACCCAAAGACCTAGCGCAATACGAGTCGCCTTTTTTAGTTCCTGCGCGAACACGAGGACCACCGTCACTGGCCTTTCCAGCCTGCCCATAGGAGACCTTCTTGCCAGTGGAAGTGATCTTTACTTTCGCTTTGCCCTTGCTTGGAGTAGCCATATAAAAAGCTGGGAGCCGAAGCTCCCAGAATCTCTACAAGGTTACTTACCGAAGCCTTGGCCTGCAAACAACGGATTGAAGCAAGCATAGGCAGGCAGAAGGTCAAAACGAATCTTCTGCGTGTTGGCATCACCGTCTGCGTACTTAGACACACGGATGCTCATACCATCGCTGGTAGTTGCAATTGTGTCTGTAGAGTACAGCTTAGGTAGCTTAACAGTACCAAGACCGAATGCCTGCTTAGTGAAGAACAGGTTAGGCTGGTAAACAGTGGATGCTGCGCCAAGGATAGTCACAACTGCGCCGTTCGCAGGAGCTGCATCAACATTGTTGTACTGACCATTAGCTTCGTAGATAGCCGCACCAGATACAACGATAGTTGCAGCGTTAGCAGCAATAGTCACATCCTCAAGTACAGTGCCTGTCCAAGGGACTGCTGTGCCTGTCTCATCGAGCATGAGCTGGCGAGTAGCAACATTCAAGCGATTGACGCCTGCAATTTGAACTTGATCACCAGCTTTGATAGTACCAGTTCCCAGACCGTTAAGAACCAAAGTCTGCTGCATGGTGTCTTTAGCAGTAACGTAAGTCGCATCAGGAGCGCCATTGAGCGCACCTAGACGATCAGTAGTAGAACCTGAAGTGTAGCTGCTCAGAGCGTTAGAAGTCAGCGCCATCATGCCACCAAAGTTCTGGCTGATTTGTGCTTTCTCCCAAGCTGTACGAACAAGGCCGTCAGCCGCATTCAGGCCATTTTGAGCTGAAGACAGCGCAGTAGTGGTGAATGGGTTCATCAGGTAGTACTTCTCGTCTGACATTGGAACGCCAACAGAGTCCATCATTGCGCCAGCGCCTGCAACGTCTGACCATGCGTCAACCGCTGTACCACGGTTGCCATAGTTAAGAGATGCGTTCTTACGCATAAATGCGCCAAGATCAAGCTCAAGGTCAGTTACGATGCGACGAGCCATAGGCTCAAGGATTTGATCGAGTTGGTCTAGCTCAAGAGCCTCTTCCACGTTGCCCCATTCTGTAGCGGCTGTGAAGTAGTTTTGAACCGTACCAGTTGCTTTACCAGCAATGATGTCTGACTTAGTAGAAGCGCTGATATCACCGCCAGAAGTGCGGATTGTGTTGTAGTCATGCGGACGCTTAAAGTCTACATTTGAACCACTAGAAGGATTGAACTTGCCTGACAACAGTTGAGTGTTGACAGTCTTTGTTATTACACGAGAAGCCTCAAAGGCGTCTAAGAAGACACGAGCGACTTTCCGTGTGACGTTGCTATTAAGATTGTTAGCCATAATCGGATCACCTCATTCATTCGAAAGTTGCTCCTTTAGGGCCACCAGACTTGGGACTTACCCCAGCGCCTCTTGGCGTATCTAATGGATCAGGAGCGGCATTTACATTAGGTTTAAGTTTTCTAGCCTTTGGCATAATGGTCTGATCTAAATACAACAAGGCTTGATTAGGAGGCATATTTGCCAACTTATCTAGCTCTAAGAGATTATTCCCTAAGTACAACGTGCCAAGACTTCCATCCTCTAAATCAATCAGATGGCTGGACAGCATTGGGTTAATACCAAACTGGCCTATCTTGTTTGCTGCGCTTTGCAGGTCTTCACTCTTAACGCCTAGCTTCTTTGAACGCTCTGCGTATTTTGCGATCTTCTCATTTTGCTGATTAATTGCTTCAGCTTGCTGTCTACGCTGTAATTCAAGCTGCTGGCTTTGAATAGCCTGCTGCCTAGCATCGTACTCTGCTCGCTTGGCAATCGCCTCATCACGCCGTCTTAATTGTTCCTGTATTTCTCTGTCAGAAAGAGCATAAAAATCAGGTACTTGCGGCACTTCGGGCGGCTGTTCTTTAGGAAGCCTAGCTTCAATCTCTGCAAGACGCTGACGATATTGCTCGGCCTGACGCTCTGCTTCTCGCGCCTTCCAAGTTTTCTCGCTTATCGCCTTATCAAAGACTTTCTGCTGTTCTTCAGTAAAAACAGGTCTAGTAGATTTTTCCTGACCTTCGTCAGTATCCGTTGATGAATCGGAATCAGTTTCCTGATCTACATCCTCTATGTCTTCAAACTCTACATCTTGAGTCTCATCGACCATATCGTCTGGTTGCATCTTATACCTACTGTAATGCCGTCAAATAAACGGTGACGTTCCGCGCCGTCAAGAAAGTGTGACGTTCACTGGCTTGCAATATACCACAATTTGATTAAAAGCAATACTTTTCTTAATTTGCCCTACGGGCCTCTATATCTCTCAACATTTCTTCAGTTATTACACCGCCTCTAGTACCTCGGCGCAACGTATATTGCTCTTTCGCTAACGTAGCTGGATCAGCTCTCAGCAAAGAATCAACGCTGTCAAATCCTCTGGCGCTTACTAGATCAGGCATTAACTCAAATACATTTATGTCTTGCTCTCTCAATATGCCTTCAGGTCTGCCAGCTAATCCTTGACCATAAGTGCGATGACCAGAAACTTCAAACCTTGAATTCCCATATGGATTTGCAATACCAACATTTTGAAGATTGAAGTCTGGCGCATTATATTGAGCGCGATCAGTAACAGCGAGCCTAGCTTGGCCTATGCCTAATCCACCTTCATCTCTTAGATCTCTATCCATAACTTGTAATAAAGACTTTCTTGGATCGCCTGTCATTTCTCTGATCTGGTCTATGCTTTCAGGATTATCTATTCCTTTCCAAGCTGGATAAAATTCTTTAATAGTCTTGTCTGCTTTACGTTTTGCTTTCTTTGATACAGCATTTCGAGC